TGCTGTGCTTTGTGATTTGTTTATTAACAACAACCGTCTAGCTCGTTTCATCCCTATGGATGACAAGCCGGGCTCGTTTAAAGAAGCCAAGCTTGCCAGTATGGTAACTAACTACGCTATCTTTAAGCACAATAAAGGTTGGGAACTCATTGAGACATGGATCAAGTCTGCACTACTTTGGAAGAATGGTGTAGTACGTTGGGACTATGTTGAGGACTATGAGTACACAATAGAAGAGTATGATCGTATTGATCAGCTTAAGCTAGATGAACTTCTAGCAGATGAAGATATTGAAATCATTGGTGATCTAGAGTTTGAAAATGACTTTGCAGATGTAGATCCAATGACAATGCAGCAAGGGGAAGCAACCCTTGTCTATGTCAACGTCCGTCTTCGTAGACGTACAGACAAGAGCCGAGTTAAGATTGAGAACATTCCTCCAGAGAACTTCCGTATTTCTAAGGATGCTACTTCAATCACTGATGCCTCATTCGTAGGTGTACAGACAGAACTATCTCGTTCAGAGATTCGTAAGCAATGGCCTGATATCGCTAAGAAATTTAACGATGATCCAGAGTTGTGGAATGAGCTGAGTGGAGAAAGTATTAACCGTTATAATGTAGACGTAGCAGCACGTAAGCTAGTGACAGGTCAAGATTACTATCAAGGTAATTACACTAATGTAAGTGATCTGGAAGCTAACCGTGAAGTTGTAGTTACAGAATGTTGGCTTAATGTAGACAGGGATGGCGATGGTATCGCTGAGCTTAAACACATCATCACAGCAGGTTCTCACATCCTGTATGAAGAAGATGTAGATTCTATCCCTCTTGCCTCTCTGACACCTATAGACATCCCTCATGAATTCTTTGGATTGTCTATGGCAGACTTCTCACGTTCTTCAACACTAGCGTCAACTGCTATTCTACGTGGGTTCGTAGAGAATACATACCTCACGAACTACTCACCTAAACTAGCAGATCCAAACGTAGTAGATTTCTCTGCACTTCAGAACATGAAGCCAAAGCAGATTATCCCTACTAATGGTAACCCTACAGCAGCTGTGTCTGCACTTGTACCTGAGACAATCTCTACTGGTACTGTTCCTCTACTGCAACATATGCAGACAATCAAGGAACAAGCTACAGGTATGTCTAAGGCAGCACAGGGTTTGAATGATACGCTATATGTTTCTGGTAACTCTGAGGCTAAGCTTCAGGCAGTACAGTCTGCATCACAGAAACGTATTCAGCATATTGCCCGTAGGTTTGCTGAGACTGGATTGAAAGATCTAATCAACGGTGTCTACAAGACAATGCGTAAGTGTTTGAACAAGAACGTCAACATGGTTTATGGTGGTGAGTATCTTTCGGTTAATCCTAAAGACCTCCCATTGAATCTTGAATGTGAAGTGATGTTGGATCTTGGAGAAAACTCTAATGCCAATCAGATTCAGAAGCTACAGAAAGTTGGTGGTGAGATTCTCACTGCTCTGAACCAACAGGGTCAGGGTATGGTAATCAAGCCTGAAGCGCCAGCTGTACTAGCTACTAAGTTGATTGAAGCAATTGGTTTGGACTCTAATGATTTCTTAGAAGACTACACTACCGAAGAGTTCAAGCAGAAAGCTGCAGAGGCTCTGAAGTCACAGTCAGACATGAACAATGCTAAGATGCAGCTAGAGCAGCAGACAGCACAGGCTAACTTAGGTCTTGCTCAAGCTAACGTTGCATACACTGAAGCGCAAGCTAAGAACACTATGGATGACAATGCTCGTCAGATGGCAGTAGCTATTGATAAGCATTTCCAAGAGTGGGCTGATCTTTCTATTAAGGCAGCCAAAGAGGGGACTCAACCTCCTCAAGCTCCTGACTTCCAGCAGATTGTCTCAATGGCAGCTGCAATTATGGCAGGTCAGAAACCTCAACAATAGTATAGGACGCTATGGATAAGTACCGCAAGTCAGGTGAGAAGAACCTGAAGAAAGCACATCCAGATGTTCTTGCGAAGGAGGCATTGGTAAAAGCTACCTTTGCCTCTCAAGAGCGAGATCAATTCTTTGATGATGCATATGGAGAACTACTCGTGGAATATTTCATGCATTGGTTGAAGACCGATCCACATGAGACAAAGACACGTGAGTTCATTTATAACTCAGCTCTTGCTTTAGGAGATGTGCGACAGAAGTTAGTTGCATATGAAACTTTTGGTAAGAACATTCAACATTTAGAGGACAATATGAATGGCGAGTAAAGAAGTAGATTACGGTAAGCTCTTAGCGAACCTTAAAGAAATGATTAATGTACTAGAGTACGATTCAATGCGTAGCTCTGGTAAGGCAAAGCTTAACTCATCTACGTTGGTATCGATGTACGAACTAGTTGATCGTTATGAAGCTGCTGCAGTGGGTAAGAAAGATACCCCTACAGTTGAAGCTGAGAAAGCTCCTGTGAAGAAAGTGGGTCGCCCACCTAAGACAGCAGCAACTAAGTAAGTTAATTTGAGGAATTAGATATGGCAGAAGCAAACGAATCTCTACCCGTTACGGATGACATTCCTGAACAAGCCAGTACAAATGGTCAAACCGAAGCAGATCTCTTGGATGCTGTCCTACGAAACTCAGAGTTTCTAGAAGGATCGCTACCCGCTGAAGAGATTCCTGAAGTTGACCCGTCTGAATCAGATGAAGAAGACCCAGAAGAATCTGATGAAGTCGTTAATGAAGAGAGTGAAGAAGTCGAAGATACTGAAGAAGTAGAAGCTGAAGATGAGGATGCCTCGGAAGACGCTACCCAAGAAGCTACAGTATTCGCTGCTGAAGACTTAGACTTAGAAGCACAGGTCATCGTCAAGATTGATGGCGAGGAAGTGCCTGTCTCTTTTAGTGATCTTATTAAAGGTTACTCTACTGAACAATCTCTATCAGCGAAGGGTCGTGAGCTTGGAGAAGCAAGGAAACAACTTGAAGCCGAGCGTGAAGAGCAACTTGCTGAGATTTCTAAAGTAGGTCAAGCCTCTGCTGCAGTTCTTATGTCACAAGAACAGGAACTAGCAAAAGAGTATCATGATCTAGAATCTCAGATTAAGAAGGCTCGTGCCGATGGTGATACCTTTGAACTGTCCGAACTAAAGGATAAACGGGAACAGGTTCAAGGTGACTATTGGGAAGCACGTAAGAAGCGTGAAGCTATTGTCAACCAGTTGGAAACGCAACAACAGGAAATCGCAGACCAACAGTGGCAAGAGCAGATCACTTACTTCAATCAGACTATTAACGAATATGTACCAGATTTCAATGAGCAGACAGCAGGAGAGATCCGTGAGTTTGCCTTGAAGGAAGGACTACCTGAAGAACTACTTAACACTATCGTAGATCCAGCAGTAGTGAAGTTCGTTAATGATTACCGTCTATTGAAGACAGGTGTTAGTAAAGGTGAGGCTAAGCGTAAAGCAGCCCCTACTAAGAAAGTACCAACTAAAAAGGCTAAGAGTCCAGCTAAGAAGAAAGCAGCAGCTAATGATATGGTCAAGGCACGTGCATTCCGTGAGGATGCATCTCCTGATGATCAGATGGCTTTCCTGCGTCAACTTGCCTCTCAATCTCTTAATCAATAATAACTCTAATAATCTTTCGGAGACTATATAAAATGGCAATCGTAGCAGGTCGCGGTGTAGCGACAGGTCGTGCTCAGGCAGACGTAACTTCAGGTCGTAACAACGCAGACGTATCACAGCGTGAAGACCTAGCAAACTTCATCACGATGATTACTCGTGAAGAAACCCCTTTCATGTCATCTATTGGCAAAACTAAAGCAACTGCAATTTACCACGAATGGCAGACTGACGAACTAGCAGCACCGGGCAACAGCCGTCTTGCTGAAGGTTCTGAATACGGTACTGATGTTGCACCAACTACTGGTCCTCACCGTACTCGTCTAGGTAACTACACTCAGATCAACGGTAAGTCTATCGCTGTATCTGGCACTCGTCGTGCAGTAGATCAGGCAGGTGTTGCTGATGAATACGCTTACCAGCTTAAGAAGCGTGGTACTGAACTTCGTCGTGACGTTGAGTTTGATTTGGTTCACTCTTTCAACAAAGCTTCAGCTACAGGTACTCGTACTGCTGGTGGTTTCCAGTCATTCATCAACGATGATGCAACTGTAAACTACGTAGGTGACTTTGAAGCTCCTACTGCTTCAGGTACAGGTACAGCTACTGTAACTGGTACTGCTTCAGCAAACAACACTCGTGGTGCACTAGCTCTATCTGACATCGATGAAGTTATGCAGAAAGTTTACGAAGAAGGTGGTAAAGCTACTCGCATCATGCTTTCTCCTAAGCTTCGTCGTGACTTCTCTGACCTAATGGTAACTGACTCTGGTGTTCGTCGTAACATCGACACTGATGGTAAACTACGTCAGTCAGTTGACGTTTACATGTCAGACTTTGGTGACCTAATGGTAGTTCCTAACTACATCATGGGTCTATCTCACAGCGTTAACTTCGGTAACGGTGCTGTAGACGTAGCAGACTTCTCTGCATTCATCTACGATCCACAGTGGTTCAACGTTGCTACTCTACGTCCACTTGCAGAAGTTGATGTAGGTCAGAAAGGTGACTCTACTGTTGGTATGATGGTAGAAGAAACTACTCTAGAAGTACGTAACCCTAAAGGTTGTGGTGCTATCTACGGTCTAGAATAATCTAGGCATAGGGGTGTCCTCAGGGATGCCCCTTTATTTTTACATTAGTATATGGGAGTTATACAATGCTAGTAATTAAAGACACAGCAACAAATACTATTTACCCTGCAGAAACTTGTACATGGGTAGAAATTCCATCAACAGGCAGTGGCTATGATATTGGTACTGTCAAAACATACATCTCTGGTACAGCAGTTGCTATTGCTGCAGCAGAACTAGGTTACCTAGGTAAGTCTGGTCGTTTCGTGAAGATGTCTAAGTAAGAGGATAAACTATGGCTAAGTGGACAGTCGGTGGAAAAGGTAAAGGTACTCTTAAGGGTTCCTTTGAATATGACAGTGGTAGTGCTACTGGTGAATCACGTTGGCAAGTCTATCAGGATGAGAAACCTTTTCTTGAACAGGCTAAAATGGAACGTGATTTAAATGACAGGAAAGACACAGGCTACCGTAAGTTCGCCACTATTCCTGACATTGTAGCCTTAGAGATCCTACAGAATCATGGTATTGATCTACATGATCCCAATACTATGCAAGATCGTAATTTGATGAATAAGTTTAGAGCTATCATTAAAAGCGAATACAAATACTTATTGTCATTTTAACTTACTTAGGGAGCTAGTATGAGAAGTTATAACGACTTGATTAAGCTAGTCCGTGATTGGTCCAACAGAGATCCTGAGAGTGTTAGTAACTCTATTATCGCTAACTGTTTGACCTATGCAGCAGACAAGGCTTATCGTCACCTACGTGTTCCTCCTTTGGAACAAACAAAGACATATAGCTCTGCTACTCTAGTGGCTAATACTACTCCTGCAAATAATGGTAGTAGTACAATAACCACTCTAGAGATTCCTGCAGATCTTACAGATTTTATACAGATTCGTGCAGTAGACTCAGAAGGTAAGACTACACGGGTCTTTAATGAGAAAGCAGATGTACGTACATTCTTTGATCCTTATGCAGAGAAGTACAGTGGCAATGCTTTCTGGACAAGACATGGGAACAACATCTTAGTATCTCCGGGATTCACTGAGGATACTGAAGAGTATATTGTTCTTTATTATTACAGACGACTACTTGAACTAGACACACGCTTTGATGTAACGGCATCGAATGCTAATGCTGGTACAGGTTATGTTCTTGATGGTACTTCAGGTATCCCTACTAACATTGTTACAGGTGATCCAGTACCTTCAGCTCAACTTAAAGAAGTTGTCTACACAGTTATCGCAACAAGTGAAGTAGCCTCTACAATGTACTATGAGACATCTGTAGCAGATGCTTCTATCCCTGCAGCTCCTCTTGGGCAAACACGTTCTATAACTACTAAGACATTCTATGGTGGTGAAGTGTTTAACTGGTTGAGAGATGAGAATGAGAGGGTTCTCCTTAACGGTGCT